ATTACTTTTTGAATACTACGACCCTGCCGACGATGAAGCAGGTCAAGCCAAGATGGACGATACAAGGCGACCTAGACTGACTATACATCATTTGCAGAAATTAAGAAAATCTAGAGATATAGAGAAATACGAAAAAGCACAACATATAGATTTCTTACCTAATATGTATGGACAATCAGCTCAACCAGAATCAGGCGGTATGGGCGGTCTGTAAAGTAGTAGTTTATCTCGAATCAATCGAGGCTAAATACGTCTGCATTAGGCAAAATAAAAAAAGGCCGTCTTTTAAGGCCATTTCTACCTATATTCTTATCCATTAAGTTAAATACACAGAATACCAATAAATAGTGTATTGGAAATTATTTTAATTTAACTAAGGAGAGATTAGGCATGTCACAACAAAAGAAGCTTGAAAGGGTTCTGGATCTGCTTTTAAGCGAAGATTCTAACCAAGCAGCCGAATTACTCCACCAAATCATTGTAGAAAAAGCTCGTGTAATCTATGAAAGTATTGTTGATGAAGAAGACGATAATCAAGTAGAAGAAGAGTCCGACGATGAAGTAGGTGGCGAACCAAATCATGATTTTACTAAAGAAATTTCGTCAGATACAGACGAGGTAGATGCTGATGAACAAAACGACGGCGAAGCCGGCGAAGAAGACGACAGCGGATTCGGCGACGAAGAAGGCGACGAAGAAGGGGAAGACGGCGAAGCCGAAGGCTCCACAGAAGAAAGAATTGAAGATTTAGAATCCCAACTTGCTGATCTGCGTGCAGATTTTGACAGAATTATGGGCGAAGAAATGCAAGAACCGGAACATGCCGATATGGCTGATGAATTCGGCGGCGATGACGAAGTCGAACCAGCATTTGACGACGAAGAGCCTGCAGATGAGATGCCTGATTTTGGTGGACAATCTGGGAATACAAAAGTAGTTGGCGAAGTTACAGCAACTATGTATGAAAAGAAGAAAGCTGCCAAACTCGAAGTTGCTCCACAAGCAAAAGATAAAAAGAAAGAGAAGAAAGTTGACGAAGAAACTAAGTTCTTAAACAAAGTTGCTGATACTGGCCAACGCGGCACAGCAAAATTAGTCGGAACTGGTAAAGACACACCTTTAGGTGCTGAACAAACCAAGTCATCCTTCACAAATATTCCTGCAAGAAAAGACTACGGTGGAAAGCCAACTAAAATTGGTGGTAACGGTGGTACAGGCGGTGAATATGGCAAATATAACGGCGATTCCGCTGCAGATAAGACACCTACAGATAATGTAAATCTTAAGCAAAAGAATGTCGGTATCAAAGCAGATACAACGGCCAAATATACTGGTGGCAAAGTAGCAGGCGACGGATTTAGTAAATCCCCGTTAACTAAGAAACCAGCGTAAGGAATGAAATCAAAAATGGCCAATAAACTGTACGAGTACTTGTCCTTCGACAAAGCACACGTTCAACTTCTTGAAGAAGATAATAAAACTGGTGGTAAAGATCTTTGCATGAAAGGGATCTTTATCCAAGGTGACGTAAGAAACCAGAACCAGCGTGTTTATCCTGCTAGAGAAATTGCCAGAGCGGTTAATTCTATTACGGAAAAATTAAGTAGCGGTCAATCAGTTATGGGAGAGCTCGACCATCCGGAAGAGCTTTCGATTAATTTAGATCGTGTAGCGCATCTTATTACAGAAATGTGGATAGATGGCGCAGACGGATACGGAAAGTTGAAGATTGTACCAACTCCGATGGGAAACATTGTAAAGACATTGTTACAGTCGGGTGCAAAGTTGGGGGTATCTTCCCGTGGTTCAGGAAATGTCGGTGATGACGGTGCAGTTTCGGATTTTGAAATTATCACTGTTGACATCGTTGCACAACCTAGTGCTCCAAATGCATTTCCGAGGACAGTGTATGAAAGTCTTTATAACATGAAGGGTGGCTCGAGGATAATGGGGACCGCAAGGGAAGCATTAACAGAAGCCGCTGCTCAAAGACAGCTTGTTAAAGACATTCAGAGATTTATTCAAGAGTTAAAAATTTAAGGGGAACTCAAGATGGCAAAAAAAATTGATGAGATCTTGAGCGAAAGCGTTGGATTATCCGAAGAAACTAGGGGCCAAATTATTGGTCTTTGGGAATCTAGATTAACCGAAGCTCGTGAAGAAGTTGCAGCAACACTCCGTGAGGAATTTGCACGTAAGTTTGAACACGACAAGGGTAATTTAGTTGAATCGATGGATCGTTTCTTAACAGACAAAGTCCGCGTTGAACTCGAAGAATTCGCCGATGATAAGAGAAAACTTATCGCAGAACGAATTGCATATAAAGGCAAGATCGTTGAACACACAGGAATGTTAAACAAATTTATTACAGAAGCTGTAGCAAAAGAAATGAAAGAATTCTATGCCGAAAAGAAGGCAATGAAGGAAAACTTTGGAAAATTAGAAAACTTTCTGTTGAAGCAACTTGCCGAAGAAATTCGTGAGTTCCGCGCAGACAAGAAGTCTCTAGTAGAACAGAAAGTCAAGATGGTTACCGAAGGTAAACAGAAGCTACAAGAAACGAAAACACAGTTTATTAAGCGTGCCGCTCAAATTATTGAGTCTAACATTGAAAAGACTCTGCGTACAGAAATTGGTCAATTCAAGGATGACATTCGTGTTGCCCGTGAAAACGATTTCGGTCGCAAGATTTTTGAAAGCGTAGCCGCTGAATTTATGACATCTTACCTCAATGAAGGTACAGAATTGAAGAAGTTACAAAAAGTTGTCGAGTCTAAGAATACGAAAATTGCATCCTTAACTGAATCAGTTAAAAAGAGCAGTGGACTTATGGAAAGATTAGACGGCAAATTGAAAGCCACTCAAGACATGGTCGAAAGACAGAGCGTTATGAGCGAATTACTTGCACCATTGTCTAAGGACAAGAAGTCAGTAATGAAAGAATTGCTTGAATCAGTACAGACAAAGAATTTGCAAGGTGCGTACAATAAGTATTTGCCAAGCGTTCTGAATGAGGCTGTTGAACGTAAACCTGCGGTGTTAAAACCACAGTTGAACGAGGCAACATTGTCTGCTAATACAGGTAATAGAGTGAGAGTCACTCAGGAAGAAGATTCGAGCGAATCTTCGGAATTAAACAAAATTTTGTCCTTAGCCGGAATTAGAAAGTAATCTAGGAGAAACTTATAATGGCAACAAAGCTATTTGAATCAAACTGGGGCGCAACAAAAGAAGCCCTTTTAGAAGGCCTTACAGGAACCCGTCGCCAATCTATGGACGTAGTGTTTGAAAACACTCGTAGATACTTGGCTGAATCGGCAACAGCAGGCGCAACACAGGCAGGTAACATTGCCGTACTTAACAAGGTTATGCTACCGTTAATTCGACGTGTCATGCCTACTGTTATTGCAAATGAAATCATGGGCGTTCAGCCTATGACTGGCCCAGTAGGCCAAATCCACACATTGCGCGTTCGCTATGCAAACAGCGCAGCTGGTGTAACAGCTGGTACAGAAGCACTTGGTCCATTCGAAATTGCTAAAGCATATTCGGGTAACGAAGTTGTTGCTGATCCTGCCGCTGCTGCTACAGCACGTATGGAAGGTATCCCAGGTAACAAGTTAAGCATCCAAATCTTGAAAGAGACAGTGGAAGCGAAGACACGTAGATTATCTGCTCGTTGGACTTTTGAAGCTGCACAAGATGCTAATGCCATTCATGGTATTGATATTGAAGCAGAAATCATGCAAGCTCTTGCACAAGAAATCACAGTTGAAATCGATCAGGAAATGTTATTCAAATTGGGTAGCTTGGTTCCTGTCGCTCCAACAACATTCAATCAAGCCGCTGTATCTGGTACAGCAACATATGTTGGTGACGAAATGGCTGCTCTTGCAGTTATGATTAACCAACAAGCTAACTTGATTGCTGCTCGCACACGTCGTGGTGCAGCTAACTGGGCAGTTGTTTCGCCAACAGCGTTAACAATTCTTCAGTCTGCTACAACTTCTTCGTTTGCTCGTACTACAGAAGGTACATTCGAAGCTCCTACAAACACAAAGTTTGTTGGTACATTGAATAGCACAATGCGCGTTTATGTGAACCAATATGCTAGCGATGGCGATGCAATCTTGATGGGTTACAAAGGCCCAACAGAAACAGATGCCGCAGCTTACTACTGCCCATATATCCCGTTGATGAGCGTTGGTCCTGTTATGGATCCACAGACTTTCGAGCCAGTGGTTTCGTTCATGACACGTTATGGATACTTGGAACTTACTAACACAGCAAACAGCTTCGGTAACGCAGCTGATTACTTGTCGAAGGTAGGAATAAATTCATCCACTTTGAAATTTTACTAATTCAAACCGGATTAGTACTATACAAGGTACGCTGAAATCAAAAAAGGGGCTTAATCGGCCCCTTTTTCTTTGTTAAATTTTTCTGCCAATAATGCTCTTCTGGCAGCTTTTCTTTCTTCTGTCCACGGAATCTTAGTCTTACCTAATCTATCTTCGCTCATTTTCTTTTTTGTTTCTTCAGAATGTAATATGCCGAGATGAGTCTTTTTACCAGTCATTCTCTTAGAGATTAAGTCTTTCTGTTCCTGTGTCCAGTGCTTACCTTTAAATCCACGAGAACCACTATTTCCTCTGCCGTGACCCTTTTGTGAAGCACTCAACTTAGCCTTAGATTCAGCTGACCACTTCTTACCTTTAGCCGGAGACACACTACCGGTCATTGCTATACGCCTGACACGGGCATTGTCTTCTTTTAATAACTGATAAGATTTAGCCGTAATTCTAAATTTCTGCCCGTCTCGTTTTATATTAACCATTAGCATAAACGCCATAGTCATTTCTCTATTTCTGTGAATTTTATATAATAGGTGGTGTGCGATATAATGTTCTTTAGCAGTTAATTTAATAAGATTATCTGCTGTATTTAGGCCACCCAGAGATAACGGGATTATATGATGTTCTTCCGTATACACATCTTGTAAGATTCTGTTTCTTGCGTTTTGTATTAAATTGCTATAAATTTTTTGATATCTCATATACAAGCCTTAAGTTCTATTACTTATCTTCCAAGGTATCGAATCTTATTAACTTTATGATAAATATATGAAATGGTAGGTAAACTATATGGCACAAATAATTAAGGTTTATGATGGGGTTGTCGTTATTGAGGCGGCCGATCCTATCGCCCATGCTTCTTCACTTATTATCCGGGGTAAAAATAACAACGGTACTTTATTTTTAAAGGGCGGAGATGTAGATGTAGGTGAAACAACAGTTTTTATTGGTGCTAGTACAAACCAAAATAATAATGTGAATTTAGACATCACTGCAACAGGCGATGGATATATTAATATTGGGTCAGAACTAAGAATATCGGGCGACACAGGTGCACCTGGACAAGTATTAACATCGAATGGCCCGGGTGTTAAACAGACTTGGCAGAACAACACAGGCACAAGCGGATATAGTGGCTGCTCCGGTTATTCGGGTTCTTTTGGCACATCTATATCGGCAGTTTTTACAGGTAATTCTAGCACGCTTGCACTGATTTTAACTAATACAGCAGAAGTAGTGAATGTTCTGCCTACAGAAGCAACAGGTACTATTACATATGATGTAACATCACAATCAGTTTTATATTACACAGCTAATGCTTTAACCAACTGGGTACTTAATTTTAGGGCAAGTTTTGGAACACCGTTAAATACAGCATTATCGGTCGGCCAATCTATCACAGTAGCATTTCTTGTAACACAAGGTGGTGTTGCATATTATAATACCGCACTGCAGGTAGACGGTGCACCAGTAGTACCTAAATGGCAGGGCGGAGTCGCACCTTCGGCAGGTAATATAAATTCGATAGATGTTTATAGTTACACGATTATTAAGATTGCGCCGGCTACATTTTCCATATTAGCAAACCAAGCAAAGTACGCATAATGCCTATTATTTCTACATTAGGTGCGTCGTCAGCGCGATCATTTATAGATTCGAAAAATATAGCCGCACAACGAATAGTAGCATTACTTGATCCTGATAAATTACCCGATCCGCATTTTCAAAATGTGGAGTTATTGATTCATTCTGATAATACAGACGGATCTATCTTATTTAAAGATAACAGTTTTCTACCTAAAAAAATTGTTGCAAAAGGCAATATACATCACAGTACATTAACAAGTAAATTTGGTAAGAGTTCTATTCTTTTAGAAAATATCGGAGATTATTTACAGATATATGTTGTATCAATTCCGGAGTTTACAGATTTTACGATAGAGGGAACATTTAGTCTTTCGTCCTTTCCAAAAGCCGGCGAACGTACTATATTAATATCTCAAAATAGTTCTTGCGGATTATTTATTTATAATACGGGAGAAAATTCAGTATTATGCTGGTATAATGGCTCGACAATCGAGTGTATGACATCGGAAATTTCGTTGAATACTTTGTATCATTTTGCAGCCACTCGCGCTGGGTCGAATATACGTGTATTCTTAGACGGTAAGGCAGGACCGATATATTCGTCCTGGCATATGTCAGACATTAATATTACTAATATAGGTGGTAATAGTGAGAATAGTATTGTCGGTAATATTGAAGAGATTCGTATAACTAACCGCATAGCAAGATATACGTCTAATTTTATATCTCCCATAGAAGTATTTTCAGACGGTTAACTCTTTGAATACCCTGTATAAAATTAATAAATTCATATTGATAACTTTCTGATAAATATAGGAAATGGTAGATATTACATGGCTCACATAATTAAAGTACAAGACGGTAAGGTTATTTTTGAATCGGCAGACCCATCTACCTATGATGCTAATGTAATAGTTAAGGGTACGATAGATGTAACTGCACAACTCACAGTAGCAGGTGATGGCGGCCTACCGGGCCAAGTTTTAACATCTAACGGCCCTGGCGCCCCACAAACATGGTCAAATAATTTAGGTGTAAGTGGATTTAGCGGATACAGTGGTTATAGCGGCGCAGGATTTAGCGGATATAGTGGATTCAGCGGCTATAGCGGAATCGACGGCACTAGTGGATTCAGCGGCCATGCCGGTAGCGCCGGCACTAGTGGATTCAGCGGCTTTAGCGGCTTGACATCAATAGGCGGTTCGGTTGTTTATACGCAAAACACTCCGTCGACCACATGGAATATATCTCATAATTTAGGTATTCAATATGTTAATGTAGAAGTAATAGATAGCACAGGCGTAAGTTATGCAGGCAGATACGACTACCCGACAGTAACTTTCGTAGATGCAAACAACATAACGCTGACTTTTACAACACCAGTCTCAGGTCATGCAGCAGTAACATCTGGCGGCGGCGTAAGCGGATTTAGTGGTACAAGTGGTTTACCAGGTATAGCAAGTGCAAGTGGTTATAGTGGCGCTATAGGTGGCCCAGGCGAAAGTGGTTATAGCGGCGTTTCTGGTTTAGGATTAAGTGGGTACAGTGGACAGTCAGGTGCAGCAGGCTCGACATCAATTGGAGGTGCATATGTATTTGTACAACCTGTACCTACAATAACTTGGACCGTTCCACATAATTTAGGCGTCAGATATGTTAATGTAGAAATAATTGATAGTACAGGAATAAGTTTTGCTGGCAGATACGATTATCCGACGGTAACTTTTGTAGATACAAATACAATTTCGTTGACATTCACATCCGCAGTAGCAGGCTATGCAGCAGTAACATCTGGCGGCGGTACAAGCGGATTTAGCGGCACAAGTGGTTTACCGGGTATAGCAAGTGCAAGTGGTTACAGCGGCACAGGAACAAGTGGTTATAGCGGCACATCCGGTGTAGGCATAAGCGGTTACAGTGGTCTGGGTTTAAGCGGTTATAGTGGCCAATCAGGTGCAAGCACTAGTGGATTTAGCGGAACAAGCGGTGCAACATCTGTTGCAGGAGGATATGTATTTACCCAGATATCGGCGGCAACTACATGGAATATATCTCATAATTTAGGTATTCAATATGTTAATGTAGAAGTAATTGACTCCAGTGGAATAAGTTATGTTGGGCGATACGACTATCCAACAGTGACATTCGTTGATACAAATAATCTCACACTGACATTCACATCCGCAGTGGCGGGTTATGCGG